TACTAAATCATCATGAAAACCGGATTCTGCTTCGTATGAGTTTGCTTTCTTAGAAAACCTGCTCAATTCTTGTATTGTTTCATGGTCTCGTATAAACAATTGGTTTTGTTCAACGAGCATTTTTAACATAGAACAACCAGTTCCCTTTACGAGTTTTGTTGTTCTTATACCATTTTCTACGTTTTTTCCGAATCCGCCACTAAGTACTTTACCACTCCGCCCAGAGTTTTGCGTATAAAGTAAATTCTCATAACCATAGTCTATGTGTAAAACATCGACAACTTGTCCGCCGATATCATTAATTTCTACTAACACACCTGCTTCATTATATAGTTTACCACATCTATTCAATACAGATGCAAAATCTATTGGACCGATATAATTATCTCTATAAACAGCGACCTGTCTATATGGCATATCAGTAATATCAAAAACAGTAAAAGTTGAATAATCTAAACCTTTACCTCTTGCAACGTCTGCAGTTATTACATAATTTTTATCTTTTTCAGGTCTTTCATATTGAATGAAACCTTCGCTTTGAGCAATAGGTTTTTCAGCATACAATTCTTTAAGCTTAGCACCTGAAACAAGTGTACCTGATGAACCTAAGAACTCACAACAATATTCTTGGTTAAACTTTTGTTCATCGTGATCTAAAGCTTCAAGTGTTTCTTTCTTCCACTTGTCGTCTCGGCCAGGAACATCATACCACATTACTTCTTGGTATTCATAACCGTTTGTACCTTCTTTGGCTCCTTTACAGGTTTTCCAAAAATGGTTTAATCCATTGGGTGTAGAAGTCATTAATAGCTTCGTACTCTCACCAGATGAAATGGTTGGATATACTGACGCGAAAAACTCGTCATACCCTTCAATAAATGCAACCTCATCGAGGTATAGAAAGTTAACCGATTTACCACGAATAGCGCTGGAAGATGTTGTTCCTGCTAGTACTTGGCATCCATTCTCGAGTGCTATGTTACCTTTATTCCACTCCTCGATGCCCTGCTGTAACCATTTCGGTAATGCTTCATATGCTAACTTAACTCTAGCCATAACCTCTCTAGAGGCATCTCCTTTATTCGCAAGGATTGCTACAGTTTTAAATTCGTTAAATAAGATATAATGTAAAATAACTGCTACTGCTGTTGTGGTTTTACCTGACTGACGAGCTGTTAAAACTGCAACTCTTCTTTCTTTAAAAATCTTATCGCAAATCTCTTTTTGGTAATCATACATATCAAAGGGAACTAATCCTCGATCCACATGTACAATTTTAATATATTCTTTTGCAAAATAAACGGGATCATCAGCACACTTCATATATTCCTTAAGAAGTTCAGGAGTCCATTCAATTTGTTCCTGAACCTTTTTAAGGTGTGAATTGCCTAGATATCCATCACCCATCAATTACACCTTTATCGTCTTCCTGATCTTTTAACATTCTGAGAAGATCTGATGTTGATACAATGAGATTATTATTAGTAACTGTATTACCAGCCGCTGCTTCTTTAGGCTCGTTTATTTCTTCTTTAGCAAATTTCTTTTTAGTAGATATATCGGCATAATCTTTGTTAGCATCTAGTAGTGTCTTCATTAAAGTGGAAACTACTTCAAACGCTCGAGGCTGCTCTGACTGTTTGGCTATTTCTAACATTTCTTCCATAGCACTTTTACCAGTTTCTATAACTTCAGCAACATTTTGGCGGACATGCTCGATGTCTTCTAAATTCTCTTTTTCGACGTCAGATAAAACAGCAGGCAATTGTGGTGATACTTCAGCAACCTCGTTTTTAACAGCAGGTATTACTGTAGGTACTTGCTCTTGCTTTTCATCTTCGTCTATTTCTGACATTGGCCTGATTCCAAGTGCAGAAGAAATCTTTTCGTCGCTCATTATTCATCCTCTAATATTGTAATAATACCCCAGTCATCATCAAATTCGATTTGAGTATATGGAACTGATGTTGCAGCTGGTCCACCAATTGTAACTGCAGGAGTTGTCCTATATCCAGAGCCGGCATTCGTTATATTTATTGAACCGACTTGATCTGTTCCATCAATTGTAACTTCAGCAGTTGCTTGACTTGAAACAACTGAATCAATAGTAGCATTCGCTGTGGAATAGAACTTACCATTATTATTTATCAGTACTGAATCTACTCCCCCGTCAACAAGAACCGCAGTGGCTGATGCTTGGAATGTAGATGGAGTTCCGTCTGGATCTGAAATTGTAATAACAGTATTAGCATCGTAATTAGCACCACCGTTAGTTAACGTAACAGAAGTAACTTCGCCTTCATCAATTACAAGATCTGCCGAGGCTAAATCTTTATCAAAATTGCCTGTATAATCATCACCAGATGTTGGTGACGTTGGTACTGCGTATGAACCTGCTGGTGTTAGCGCTGAACGTACACTTAATGTTATATTATCTAAAGCACCAAGGAAACTCTTCTCAGAACCAGATCTTGAACCAGCATTAATAGTTGCACCACCCCCAAGAATAAACCCTTGAGGAGCAGAACCACCTGCATCTGATACACCATTAACACACCATCGAGCTGTTGCGCCAACGTGTTCAATTCTACAATGGTTCCATTGGTTAAGAATTAATTGTTCGTTTGATCTTACAGGAGCTGAGTTAAAGTTAGGTCTATAAACCGCTTCACCATCAGCTTCTAATTCTATTCTCATTGTTGTACCAGGAAAATGTATTACGTGAGAATCTGCAGCATTAAATTCTGTTGGATATATCCAGAAATCTATTTCAAAACCAGAGCCAGCAGTAACAATATTGATTCCTGTTGTGTGTAGGAATGTTGTATCAGCATGGTCGTCGTGATATAAAGCATCATCTCCAAACTTAACATATGGAGATTTAGCCGGTGGTTCTGATATCGTGATTGTACCAGAGCTATAATATGTTCCACTGTTAGATACATTGATTGCTGTTATAACACCATCTGTGAGCACCTGAGTGGCCTCAGCAGTCGTAGCAGGTAGGTCTGGAAGGCTAATAGAGATATTAGGCGGTGAAGAATAAAACCCGCCAGCTTCGTTTATTGCAATAGAACTAATGGATGTGTTAGTAATTACTGAGGAAATATCAGCATCTAAAGGATCCGGAGCTGCAATAGATATTGATATATCGTTATTAGCATTGTAGTTTTCGCCATCATTTGTAATGATAACTCCACCTACTGTTCCATTATCAAGCACTGCAGTTGCGGTTGCACCTACACCATCTTCTGTTAATGGATTACCGTTTGAATCTAGACCTGGCTTAATTGTAACACCTTCTCGGCGAGGTGAGTTGGATGCAGTATCTGTCATCATATCTATATCAATAAACTTAATTACTTTTTGTTTCTTCTCTGGTCCAAAGTACCAACCTTTTAAAGTAAAAGTTAGTGTGTATAAAACAGTTTGTCGTGATTCATAATCACCTTCGTAAAGATCTTCAGTAGTCACTGAGTTCAATACAACTGGAATATCGATAGGATCTAGGTCATTAACCATCTTTGCTGTAACAGTCCAATCAGGAGTAAAGAATGGAATGATTTGTTCCATGATCTTTGTAGCATCTTCTGAATACTTTGTCATAATGTACAAAGAAAATTCTAAGTTATATGGTACTGCACTATGTACAAAGTTGCGAGATGCATCAGTCTCTGATTTTGTGGACTTAACCATCTTTTGAGTAGATCCAATCTTTCTTTGTGGATCATAATTTAAACTTGTAATTTCAAAAGACATGCGTGGAAGTGTTATTGCAGTTTTTCTACTGTTTAATAGATCAGGATCATCTCGCAATCTTGAAAGAACTTTTTGTGCCGGTGCATAAGACAAAGGCACAATCATTGATTGGACGTTAGTTCCGTCGTTACTTGATCTTTCAATTTTTATTTGATTAAATAAAGTACCGAATAAAGCTACGTATCTTCGTGTAGTCTCGTTATAAAAGTAATTTGCAATTGCCATTCTATGAATCCTCTATGCTAAGATTTTCACTAAATGGATCAACC